CTTAGGGCTGATACAAAAGATATACTGTTCCAGTTATCCCGTAACAACGAGAATGCTGCAACATTTTTTAATTCGGTTCTAGACCCATTGATTGGAGAATAACGTGGCTGGTAGTTTTCAAGACAAGGATGGCGATGGTCTCGTTGCTTGGTATCCAGACCCAAAAAATCCAAATGAAAAACCACCAAAGGGTCAAGACCCAGCAACGGTTGAAGTTTCTGGCAATGACAAGCCTAGCGAGACACCATCTGTTCAGAATGCACCCCTTTTCTTCGGTGGAGATTCTAAGCCATATGCAAGTATCTCTTCATTGGGAGAGGCAACTGCTGAGTTCCAGAATGAGTTCCTTACAGTATTCGGTGGCAAGGCTCCTAAAGAACTAACTGCTGCCTTCGCACAGGAACTCCGCAATCTTCAGGCTTCACGTTCCAATAAGCGCGTAGGCAAGAATGAAGACATTGTCATTCAAGGTGTATCGCCACAGGAACGCAAGGATATTCTTAATAAGTATCTTAAGAACTATGCTACACAGCAGATTACACTTGCAAATACTGGAGATGCAAAGGCTAAGGCGGTACTTCAACGTGGTAATTTTGGATTAACTCTTACTACACTAAAGAATGCTTATTCTGATAATGGATTACCAATTAATATTCAATCATTATCCAAGATTGCAACAGAGTCAACTTTAAATCCAGACACTCTCAAGGCTAATATTAATCTAATTAATATGCAAGCAAAGACATATTTCCCAGCATTGGCAGATAAGATTGATAAGGGCTTTACAGTAAAGCAACTTCTTACTCCTTATATTAATACTCGCGCAAATATCTTAGAAGAAGACCCAGATTCTGTAGATGTATCTTCTTTGAAATCTGTGGCATCCGACCCTAAAGGTCTAATGGGTTTATATGACTATGAAATATCTTTACGTAAAGACCCTAAGTGGCGTTATACAAAAAATGCTCAGGATTCCTTGAGCGGACTTGCACGAGATATGACTAAGATGTTTGGGTTGGGAGCATAATGGCAGAGAAACCAAAGACTGCAACTGTAGCAGAGGCAAAGGCTCTCGGCTTTACGGCTGCTCAAGCAAAATTGATTACAAAAGAAGGTGGTCAATTTGTATTTAGTCCCGCTCTAGCACCAGAACGTGGTGGTTTTCAGTCAGTAGGTATAGCAAAACCTGGTCAAGTTCAGATGACTCCATACTATGGAGATGTCACTGGCGCTTATCGCTTAACTCAGGAACAATTTGCATCTGCCTATACTCCAGGTGGAGGTACTGCAAATACACCTGGTCTTGCTAAAATTATGCAAGAAAATGAAATCAAAGCATTAGTCGCTGGTGGTATGTCGCTTGAGGAAGCAACGGCAAAAGTCTCTGGACAATACGGCGACTTAGGAGTCCCTCTTGTTGGCGGCGGTACTGGCGGTACTGGCGGTACTGGGGGTACTGGGGGTACTGGTGGTTCTACTGGCTCTGGAACCCTAGGTACAACACCAACTTCTGGAATGACTGCGGGAAAGATAGATGCAATTGCAGCAATTAGTGCCTTGCTTTCCTCATATGGAATTGGTGACTTAAGTGGTCCGATTACCGAAGCGGTTCAAAAGGGATATACAAGCGATACTATTCAGTTGATTATGCAAGACCCTAATAGCAAAGACCCATTAGCGCTTGCATTTCAAACAAGATTTCCAGCAAACAAGGCTCGCATTGCTGCAGGTAAACCAGTGCTTAGTGCAGCAGAATACCTACAAGCAGAGCGTTCTTACACACAAGTAATGCAATCATATGGTGTATCTAACCTTGCTACAAGAGATAAGTTAAATTCTTTTATTGCAAATGATGTATCAGCAGCAGAAGTTTCTGACAGAGTGGGCTTAGCAATAGATAGAGTAAAGAATGCTGACCCATTCGTAAAGGCTTCTTTAGCAGAATATTATCCTATGCTTAGCCAGGGCGATATTGTTGGTGCAGTATTAGACCCAGCAGAAGGACTACCATCACTAAAGCGCAAGATTCAAATTGCTGAAATCGGTGGTGCTGCTGCAGTACAAGGTCTTAAGACTGGACTTACTTCAATGTCTGAGGCTTCTAAGCAGTTTAAAAATGTGACAACTGGAGCATTGGGTGCTGAAGCACTAGCATCATTTGGTATCACTCAGGAAGAGGCACGTAAGGGTTATCAGACGGTAGCAAGTATTGCTCCTCGTGCAGAATTCCTATCAAGCATTACTGGCGGAGAAGATTACACAAGACTTCAAGCAGAACAAGAAGCATTCCTCGGACTAGCATCTGCTAAAAGAGCAAGAGAAAGTTTAACTGCACAAGAAGAAGCCAGATTTAAAGGACAGTCTGGATTATCAAAGGCTTCGCTAACACAACAAAGCAGCGGCTTAATCTAAATAGAATCCTGAGCGGACCAACCAGCCCCGCCAGCGTACAAGACTGGTAGCAAGAGCCAGACCGATTCCCCGATTGGAACCTGTGGCTTGCGACTAACAACGAATAGAAGGGTGGATGGTTGCTATGAGCAACAACTACTGGGACGAAGACGAAGACGACATAGATACACAAGACGAATCGCAAATGGATGGCAGTGACTTACTTAAAAAGTTACGCAAAGCCAAACGTGCGGACGAGAAGCGTATTAAAGAACTCACTGAGCAACTTGAGGGTTTATCCAAGACGCAGCGTGAGCGTACAGTCAAAGAAGTCCTAGAAAAGAAGGGTGTAAATCCTAAAGCAGTAAGACTAATCCTAAAAGATATTGACGATGTTTCAGAAGAATCAGTGAATAACTGGCTCAATGACAACGGAGATTTATTTGGATTAACTCCTGCAGAGGACGCATCCGTAGCAAACACTGCAGACCTAGCGGCATTACGCCAACAGGATGTAGTAACGCAGGGTGCAACAACACCTGACCGAGCAGAGAACCTAGAGCAAAGATTGGCTAATGCAGAATCTGCAGAAGAAATCTTATCTCTCCTCCGCTCACAATAAACAATCATAGTTTCTAGTCACTTGGAGGTGACAAAATGGCATATGTATCAACAGCATCCGATTCTCTCGGAGGTACCGCTGGTGGTGCTGGTCTAGTTCAAAAGGCGTATGACCGTCTTTTGGAGTTTGCTCTCCGTTCAGAACCCCTAATTCGTTCTGTCGCAGATAAGCGCCCAACTAACCAGTCCATCCCTGGCTCAACAGTAGTCCTACAACGCTACGTTGACCTTTCAGCAGCAACAACAGCACTAACAGAAACAACTGACCCAGATGCAGTAGCAATGTCTACACCAACATCTGTAACCATTACTCTTGCAGAGTACGGTAACTCAGTTCTCGTAACACGTGCGTTGGAACTCTTCAGCCTTGCTGATGTAGACCCAGCAATCGCTAACATCATCGCATTCAACCTTGCAGATTCAATTGACGCTGTAGCAATGACAACATTGCGTGGCGGTTCAAACGTAATCTACTCAGGTTCAACTGCAACATCAACAGCAACAGTTACTGCTGCTGCAACACTTTCATCTGCTAACATTCGTCGCGCTGTTGCAAAACTACGTGCGAACAAGGCAACAGCCCGCAAGGGTTCACTCTACTGGGCTGGTATCCACCCAGAAGTTTCACACGACCTACGCGCCGAAACAGGCTCAGCAGGTTGGTTGCTTCCTAACCAATACGGTTCTGCACAAGACCGTATCTGGGCAGGAGAAATCGGAACATACGAAGGTGCATACTTCGTAGAGTCTCCACGTCTTTACTCTGCAACAGACGGTGCTTCATCTGCAAAGGTGTACCGCACAATCCTCGCAGGACAGCAAGCAATGGCAGAAGCCGTTGCTGAAGAACCACACGTAGTTATCGGACCAGTCGTTGACCGCTTGATGCGTCATCGTCCAATGGGCTGGTACGGCGTTCTAGGCTTTGCACGTTACCGTGAAGAAGCACTATTCCGCATTGAGTCTGGTTCATCAATCGCTTAATTGATTGACGGGTAGGCAGGGGGAAACCCCTGCTTATCAGTAAGTCCATTAAGGAGGACGAATGACACAGTACACATTTAGAACACCTGTAGTTAAAGAAGGTCCAGCAGGTGGTCATCGTTTGTTCTACTTCTATAAGTTGGACAAAGGTGTAACAGTAATTAAGTCTAGTGGCACTTGGTCAACAACAAGATACCTAGTTGATGAAGACTTAGATAATTACGATGAAATTTACAGAGGCGGATACAACCACACAGTAGATGATGCAAGAAAAGCAGAACTTATTGCAGCGGGTATCGGTATCACAGAGGCAAACTTTACAGCACAGTAGGGACAAATATGGCAAAGCATTGGGAAGCACATCCAACTTATGTTGAAGGTTGCTTTGGTTGTAAGGCTATGACTCTTCAGATGAATGCTGGGGATGCGAAGCGAGATATACCTGATAAGAAGTGGAACGCAGAGTTAGAGGCTTACCGAGATGCAAGAGCACAAGGTATACAGCCAGCAGGTACAACTATGCGTCACATTGAAGAAGCACACAAAGCATCAGAGCATTTAGGCAGGGCTTATGACGCAGATACTATGCCTAAAGCAAAAGATATAAACCACAAATCCGCTGAAGTAATGAAAGAACTAGGAGTATAAAATGCCAAAAGTAGGAATGAAAGAATTTGCATACACACCAAAAGGTATGGCTATGGCAAAGATGGAAGCCAAGAAGACTGGCAAGCCAATGAAGAAGGCTGCTAAAAAGGCTAT